TCATCTGCAGAGGTTACCTCAGTACACGCATTACGCAGTGTCTCATCCTCTTTATCAAAGAAGTTGAACGAGAATCCCGGCTCCGCTGTTTTCAACGCCTGACGCACGTTCTCCATGAATACGTCGCCTACCTCGTTCGTCTCGTAGTACTTGAGCAACCAGTCTGTATCGTAGTTGACCGAGATGTTGGTCATGTCTAACGGGGCAGGGAAGTTGAAGTCATCTTGCTTCACATCCCAGTAGGTTGCACCAGTCTTGCCAATTGGCATGTTTTGCCAATCTTTTGCCATTAGGAACTCATTGATGTCACCATGCTGCCAGTTCAAGGATGCATAGATAGCAGAGCGGCGGCTGCCGCCTTGCATCACACGACGACCAATCTCGTTGATCATGTTCATCTTAGGCACTGGGCCAGATGCCTGACCGCCTGTCTTCTCAATAGGAGATCCCGCTGCACGATATACTGAGTAGTCTACACCAATACCACCACCAGTCATCAAAGCACTCTCAGCTTTCCATGACAAATCAGCCCAGTCTTCTCGTGTATCTTTCTCGGCCTTCAACAGGTAGCAGTTGTTAAAGAACTTGTTGGGGCGGCCTGCGTAATACAGGTAACGTCCGCCAGCCACCCACTTCATGTCACGGTGCGTTTCGTATAGAAACTGGCGCTCTTCCTTCGTCAGGTGATCGCCACATACATCTTCTATTAGTGTTTTTGATAACTGATCCCATGTCTCTGCGCCTTCGTGGCGATACTTATGGTTAAAGATGTCCTCGGAAAATTTGGACCGAAACATTGGGTTCAGGTTGGATTTATAACTACTCATTGGTTCCCCTATCTATTATCGCCAGAGCCTTGGATGACTCCTCGTGCCATGCGGCTGTTAAGTTTATCGAGATTGCGTTGGGCAATAGTTTCCATACCGATGCCCAAGTCAGTACAAAGGGCAGCCATGTACCAAAGCACATCGCCTACCTCATCGGCTATCTTCTCCCGTTCAACAGGATCGAAGTGTCCGTTCTTGTCACGTAAGACCTTCTTGACCTTACCTGCTACTTCACCCGCCTCGCTAAATAGACCAAGGGCAGGGTAAATGATTACGTCTGCGTCATTATAGATTGCTGTTTTTGTTGCCTGTGTTTGATAGTCGTCTAGTTTCACTTCGGGTTCCTTCTTCCATTTTTCTTCCTGCCACTTGCACGACAGCGATTTGTCGTAAGTCAGTAGGAAACGATGCTTTCGGGTTCTTGTCCGCCACTCACCTTCGAGCTGCTTCACAGGCCCACGGGAGTGCTTCTTGAACGAGCCATCAGGCTGCTTAATCCAGAAGTCTTTCTTCGGGGCGGACAGTCCATAATATTTGAAGTTGGATGCGGCGTAGACCGTACCTTGGTGGTAGCCTTTGTCAGCGTAAGACAGGATGGAGCGCACCTCATGAGAGGACCGTAGGAGCTTCACTGAGCGGCTTACGAACCAGCTTGCTAGGTTGTGCTCTTCCTTCTGGTACTTGGGGTGTAGGACAAGCCTAGACAGCTCCCAGAAGCCTTGCTGTTCGGTACGGGGTAGGCCGAAGCATCCCTTCAGTAATTCAGGTACAGGCCAGCCTGTGAATATACACACGCCTACTAGGTGATCACGATGATGTAGACCGACATTAAACCCAGACTTAAAGCCCTTCGATATATCGGACAGATAGTGATAGTTTTGTAGGAGTGGTACGCATGAGGCCTTGCTGACCAAGCGAACCGAATAGTCCGCCTTAGTCATCTGCCTGTAGCACCTCAATGATCTGGTTGATGTACCACTTAGCCTTCTTTAGATCCTCGACAGGCTTACCTTTATATTGGTAGCGCCACAGATACTTCATGGCGTTGCCTTGGCAGTAGGCTATAAATCCATCTTCACCTAATGCGTGGTAGATAGCTTCGATACATTCGATGCCGCTGTTATTATAGTGTGGTGGGCTATTCACCATATCGTGAATTTCCATGATTACCTCAGTGCATTTTCTTTTTGTTGAATGGGATAACCTTGGCGTCTTGGATGGCCTTCAGTAGCTCTTCGTCTGGTTCGAAGGACACACCTTCACCTTCCAACTCATCACGCAGCTCATCGGCGTAGCGGGACATCGCCCCTACCAATACATACAGATCGATTAGATTGTCGAAGGATAGGAATAGGCCAGTCAGCATATCCTGTAGGTGGTGTATGGTTTCTTCTCCCAGCTCTTCAGATAGGTTGTGACCGCACATGATAGACATGTCGCCTTCGTCTTTCAGTTGCAGCATTAGCATCATGCTGTTCTGTGGGAGTTGCTCTGGTGTCATGTCATCCTGCCTTGGTTAAGAGTTTGAAAAAGTATTCAGCATCCACCACAGCCAGCGGCTTTCTTCTGTCCGCTTTAATGACCGCCACAGGTTCAAGCCCTTCCTTAGCATTGGTGCTGGCTTGATCGATGACGTTGTAGACTGCGAAGGATTTGTAGGCCTTGCACTCCACACTGATGGGGATCTGTTTTCGAGCGGCTGGCGAGAATTGTAGATCTTCCCCGCCAGCGCCCATTGAGGTGCTGCGAATGTCATCGGGTTCGAGAGACGGGAATAGCTCTAGGAGCCTATCTCGTACCCACTGTTGGTGCTTTCTCCCCTTCGCCTTTGCGGACGATGGTTTGATTGCCATTCACAGTTCCTCGCCCTTGTACTGGACGTACCAGTAGTGTTTGGGGTTCTGTGCTTCTGAGCCTGTCTGTGGCAGGTACTGAGCATTAGGCCAGCAAGAACTAAGAAACGGGCAGAAACCACACGTAGAGCATAGGCGCTTAGACCCTGTAGGCTTGCGTCTGAAGGTTTCATCCTCTGGCTCGAAGCAACGCTCAAAGTCACTGTCCAGTGTCTTGACCGTCTTCTCCATGTCCTTGAGGATCTTGGCTACATCCCGTTTCTTTAGCTCTGCCTCTACGACCTTTACTTGACCGCTGCTTTTATCAACAACGACCCAGCCGCCCGGCTCCTTACCTTGTGCCGCTGAATAGCCCACAAGTTGACCTATGTACCCGAAGTCATCTGACTGCTTCAGGCCATCGAAACCCTTACTCCACTTGTTACCGAAGGCCCAAGGTGAAGCTGACTTAGTATCGTAGACCTTGTGATCTATCTCGATGTCATCCTCACCTCGGACTTCAGTACCAGCTACGTCCAGTGTGACCTTATTTTTGCCGCCCGTTATGTTTGCCCCCGATATACGCAGGACAAGTTGCATGATTGCTTCAATCATATCACCGTGCATCATACGCATAATATGATTGTAAGGCAGACGGGACTTAGGCTTACCTGCTTTCTCCATCTGAAGCTGGCAGGTTGGTTTCGAGATGTTAGACATCCGCACACGGAATGCTTCGTTCTCACGGAAAAGCTGCTTGTGAAGGCCTTCCCGTACCATCTCGACACACTCGTCTATCCAAGCAGGATCAATGTTTAGTTGATCCGCTTCGTTGTTGGACAGACGATCCATAGTCTGGTGGATTCTGGCTTCTAAGATCAATCGTCTAGATCCGAATCCAGATCATCTTCAAGCGCATCGATTGCGTCATCATCAATAGACCGCTCTCGGATTGCTCGTTCATACGACGCATCGATTGACTCATTCTCCTTCTTCACCATCTCGGCAAAGTGGATCATCGTATCAAACGTCTTATCATCCATAGGAACAGGGTTCTTCAGATCAGGCGTGTAGTGCCATGTATAGTAAGTGACGCTACCGTTCTGATGTTCAGCACCACTTACCTCAATCCATACGTCGTTGTAGTTACGACCATTCAACTTCTTCACGACTTCATCTTCGAAGTTCATGTAGCTTGAATTCTTGTTTAGGATGATGGCAGGTACGTTCTCTATCGTGACCTCAGTACCGTCCACAGTTTTGCCTGTGTAAGACACCAAGCAACGTAGCTGACGGAATAGAGTAATACTCTTGTATTGCGCCTTACGATCTGGTGACCAATCCTTCATCTCTCGGGATGTAGGCTTACCACAACGGATACCGCCTCGCTGATCACGAGCTTCATGGCTCATAAACGGGATCAGGAGTGTCTTATTACGAACCTTGTTTTCATCTGGATCATAATCAATCCACTGGAATAGCTGTGATAGCACACGGATCTTAACACTATCCGCATACACAGCCTGTTCG